TTAGTGTAAAAAGTGTCGTTTGCCTGTGAGTACCATAGTCATATCTAGCTCATTACAAGCATCAATAGATTCCTGATCTTTAAGACTTCCACCTGGTTGGATGACTGCCTTAATACCAAAATCATATGCCAATCTTACTGTATCCCCAAATGGGAAGAACCCATCACTTGCCAATACAGAACCAGCACCAGGATCAGCAGATTGTAGTGCAATATCAGCAGATCCAACACGATTCATTTGTCCTGCACCAACTCCAAGTGTCCTCCCATCACGAGCAACTAGAATAGCATTAGAGCGTACATGCTTTACTACCTTCCAGGCAAATGTAAGATCAATCATTTCCTGAGTGGTAGGAATACGTTCAGTAGCAACCTTCCAGTTAGTAGGATCAATTGGTTTATTATCTCTCTCTTGAGCAACAATCCCTCCCAATATACTTCTAAGATTGTAGGTAGATAATTTCATATTATCTATATCCAATTTAAGCAATCTTAAATTCTTCTTACCAGAAAGAATCTTTAATGCATGACCGGTAAATTTGGGTGCAACTATACATTCATAAAAGCTTTTATATATCTCTGTAGCACATAAATCATCTACTTCTCTATTAAGAGCAATAATTCCACCAAAACAACTAACCCTATCCGCATCTAATGATCTAATCAGAGCACTATAGATATTATCACCTATAGCCACCCCACAGGGATTAGTATGTTTAATAACAACAGAAGCAGGATCACCTTCAAACTCCTGAACTGTAGATATTGCTGCTTCTAAATCTATAAGATTATTATAACTTAACTCTTTACCTTGCAATTGAGAAGCAGCAGATAAACCTTCATTTGGAAAGGCAAACCATGCTGCTTCTTGATGAGGATTCTCACCATAACGTAAGAACTCTTTAAATTCTATCCCCTTTGTCAACTCAGAAAAATCCAGAGACATTATATAACAACAACTATAACATCATTATACCATACTTTGAAGGGGATGCAACCTTTAAAGCCAATCCTTTCTAGTATGATGTTCTGGAACTACCTTACCAAGATTAATGGTAAGAAGACCATCTTCAAAATTAACTTCCTTAATCTCAGTATCATCTGTAATAGTCCAAGACCTTTCAAATGATCTGTTAGCAAGACCTCTATGGAAAAATGTATCAGATTCTTCTTTCTCCTCCCTCTTCCCTTCAACAATTAGCTTACCAAACTCAGTGTAAACTTTAACTTCTTTCTTTTTGAATCCAGCAAGAGCAACCTCCAGTTTAGATTCTACGTTGTTTACATGAATAAGGTTATAGGGTGGATAATTAGCCTGAGTGGCGTCCAAATTAAAAAATTGATCGAAAACAGTATCCAATCCTATACTGTTCTTATGGATTCTTTCCATTATTGCAGGAAGATCCGTAGCGCGATACCTTTGTAGGTTTCCCATGATAGTAGCTCCTTTAAAAGCGAGTTTGTGTTTTGTTGTCCCTTACGGCGACACTACTATTTAACCACAGATACCCTCTAAATGGGAGTAGGAAAACTCTACTGTGTTGGTTGTGTTTCCTCTACCTTTCCTTTCTTACCAATATTATATTTCTGTTCCAAGGTCCAATCATTCTTATCTTTGTATGGAAGAACCTTAATCTGATTAAGAGGAGCAATATCTTGAATAGAATCTTCTTTAACTACTGATATCAAACCCCAATCTGCAAGTAATCTAGCAATACGATTTCTTCTCTGAACATCATTAACAGTAAGATTTGCATACTTACCATCAAGAGCAAACAATTCCTTAAAATGAACGATATAATACTTCCCTTGCTTATGTAAAATATGACACGACTGATATAGTTTCTTCTCTTTCCTAGAAGCAACTCCAATCCTAGTTAGAGTTTCACGAACCTTTAAGAAATCATCTGGTTCATTCAACTTAACCTCGATCATCTTGTCTTGAGACCAGTTGACCTGGGGTTCAATAGTTTGGTTCATTTTTTACCACCAATTTCAAGTCGTTGTTTAATAAATTCGATTTGCTCTTTAGATAATATCCTCAGAGCTTGGGTGGCTTTTTCATTACTATAACCATAGTAACTTTTCACACAATCCAGATCTGAAATTTTATCCTTACGGAGCCAAGGAGAGAATCTCTTCTTTTTCCTCAATGTATTTAGATAAAAAGAATACTGCATATCCTTATCTAAGAAATGACTTTTGTTCATTTCATTAACGAAAAGAATGCAATCTAGATGTCCAGACAAACAACGATTAATAATATATGGAGAATAATCCCTCTTTGTATCAGGATCATCCTCCATCAAATTTGTCTTTGAAAAGTTAATTGAGTTTAACCAGTCCTTTAATTCCAATGTCGTATAACTCCAGCAATAATAAAACAGTTAGTCACTAAGTAAGTGAAAAAAATAAAGGATCGTACAAAAACGACAGAATTATCATATCGTTTAGTTTTGTCGTCAGCAAAACTACCAAGACTATACTTCCAAACTCGCCAAAGTTTCTTCATAGTTAATTAGAAGCAATTCCTTTCGTTGTTGTTGGTCTCTCATATACTCACCAACAGATCTCATAGTATATGTAAGGTCAAACTCAGCAGCAGTCCAATCTTTAAATCGATTTTTAACTAACTGGGATGAGTTATATGATACCATCATATCAGCAGTATGTCTATCACAATCTTCTGCGAATTTATCATGATCAAATCTCTTATGCATAGCACCCTTTCTACCATATAGATTGTCTTTAATATCGTATGGAGGATCTAAGTATATAAATGCATCTTGCCAATTAGTTAGAAGGTCTTCATAGGAGGTGTTAGTAATCTTCCAGTCGGTGATAATTTCCTGGTATCCAATAAGTTTTTCGATTCCCCTATAGGAGAAATTGGATTCACTTGCTTGGGGACTAAAAGAAGACGATTCAGTGAGACCACTGAAAGAACACTTATTAACAATATAAAAAGCAACTGCTCTGTCTTGGTTATTTCTCTCTCCGTCATTAATAATCTCCTTTGAATCATTAAACAATTCCCTAGCAGAATCTCTATCAGGGTGTTTATCTTTTAAGTCACGTATATCTTTATATAACTCCTCACCATTATTCTGGATGCTTAACCAAAAATTTACAAGAGGTTCATATAAATCATTAACCCAGATGTTTAATGATGGATGCATCTTAGAAAGATATATCGCTACACTTCCACCACCTAGAAATGGTTCACGAAATTCTTTATACTCCCTAAGATCTGGAAGGTATTGTCCCATCTTCGTGACAGCACGGGACTTTCCTCCAGGGTAGCGTAAAGGTGTTTTAAGTGACTTCTTGCTCATAAGTAATAGGATTATATTTCAAATATTCCCAGAAGATCATTTTCATTTCCTTCTGAGTCATACCACAATGCTTTGCAGCAGCAGGTAATGTCATTTTAGCATGAAAGAGTCCTTGATTGGATTCTTCAACATT